TTCAACAACCTTGGTTGTATTGTTTGCTAGTCCTAAGAAACCTGCTTTCTCTTTGATATCTTTAGTGATATACATTGTCTTAGGATCATTTGCTTTATAAGAAATCTTATATCCATCTGTACTCACCTCTGCATGATAAGTAGAGTAGTCTGTTGTAGGAATATTAATTGTAGGTAATTGAGGTTCGGTTTTTCTTGAAGCAATATATCCAATCATACCAATATGTGATACAGCGAATAGACTACCTACTACACCAAACGATATCCATTTAATATTCATAGTAACCTCTTAGAAACTAGGTTTTGCAGGTAAAGGAATAGGTGCTCCAGTAGCATCAGGAAGTTCTGCATCTACAATACTAGGTAATGCATCACCAATACCGTCAGTAAGAGATCCTAATGCCTTCTCTTTGATGCTTTCTATGATTGCATCCTTGCGTATGTAAACGTAACCAGCAGTGCCAACAACGGTAACAGATACAACAGCAGACGCAATAGCAAGTACATTAATAATTTTTTGCATGATCTTTATTTGTCAGGAACAATTTTTACAGGACCAGATTCAATCCTTATAGTTTGTGCAGGTGCAGTTTCAGATGCTTTAGCAATAAGAAATTCCATATCCTTTTTAGATATGTTAGCACTACCACCACCTTCTCCATTCTTTTTCTTACCAGCCGCTTGTACGCCAAAAGTAGCTAATGTACCTGTGAAGACCGAAGCTATGAAAGTTGGATCGAGTTTTTGTTCTGGAATTTTAAATGCTGCAGGTAACTTGACATACGCTAAAGTTAAAATACCTGCGGACCAGACCAACACAGATAACCGAACAAATGTACTAAGAATAGCAAGTTGTTCTTCTTTGTCATCTGCTGCTTCTTTTAGTTTTCCAAGAAGACCTTTCTTATCTTCTTTGGTTTCTTCTTTCACTGCCATGTGATGATATTATAACACTACACTATATATCATTCTGCAACTTGACGTTTTTTTCCAATGTTATATTTGGACTCAAGTGACCATTCACCTTTTTCTTTGTATGCAATTACTTTAATTTGACTTAGAGGTGCAGCATCTTTGATACTAGATTCTTTAACTATCTCTACTAATCCCCAATCAGATAGTAACTTAATAATTCTATTTCTTCTTTGTAAATCATTTTCTGAGAGATTTGCTTTCTTACCATCTAATGCAAATAACTCTTTGAAATGAACAATGTAATACTGTCCTTTCTTATGTAAGATATGACATGATTGATATAACTTCCTTTCTTTCCTAGAAGCTACACCTATGCGTGTAAGGGTCTCACGAACTTTAAGGAAATCATCTGGTTCCTTTAAATTCACTTCTACCATTTCATTTCTATTCCACTGAACTTCTTTAAGTTCATTCATGTTACTGACCCCCTGTGTTCAATTTATCTTTAATAAAATTAATTTGTTGTGGAGTGAGTATCTCAAGTGCCTGTTTTGCTTTCTCATAGGAGTACCCATAATAACGCTTTACAAGTTCAAGATCATCAATCTTTTCCTTTTTACCCCAAGGAGAAAATCTCTTGCGGCTTCTGACGATATTTATAAAAAAATCATATTGCAAACGATTGTCTAGTGTTGAATGTAAATTCATTTCATTTGCAAACATTACTGTATCCATGTGATGAGACATACATTTATTAATAACGTATGCAGGATATTTCTTTTCCCAACCAGGATCTTCATCTTCTCCCATCAGATACTGTTTGGAATAGTTGATTGAATTTAGATAATCCTTAAGAGGATAGTTCGATGTCATAATTTAGAAGTAGTAGTTCTTTTCGCTTTTGTTGATCTGACATGTAGTCACCTACAGATCTCATTGTATAAGTATGATCGTATTCCTGAGGATTCCAATCTACAAATCTTTCTTTCACTAAATTAGAAGAGTTATAAGATATCATTTGATCTAATTCACATTGATCACATTTCCTAGCAAACCTATCATGATCAAATCCTATATGCATTGTTCCTCTCTTACCATATAGATTTGCCTTGATATCATATGGAGGATCTAAGTAAACAAAGGCATTAGCATCATCAACTAAAAGTTGTTCGTACGATAGATTAGTTATATTCCAATTTTTAATTACCATCCTATAGTACTTAAGTTTTTCAATTCCTCTCATAGAAAAATTTGAATCACTTGCTTGAGGACTAAAAGATGAAGACTCAGTTAAACCACTGAAAGAACACTTATTTACAACATAAAAAGCGACCCCTGTATGAAAGGGATCACGTTTTGGTTTTGACAAATACTCTTTAGCATCTTCAAATAAAACTCTTGCAGAACTTCTATCTGGATGTCTTTGTTTTATTTGTTGTAATTCTTTTGTGAGTTTGTCTCCTTGTAATTGAAGTGTTTTCCAAAAACAATATAAGGGTTCATATAAATCATTCACCCAAATATCTAACTGCGGATAAACCTGAGACACATATAGTGCAACAGATCCACCACCTAAAAAAGGTTCTCTAAACTCTGTATACTCATTCATCTCAGGAAAAAATTGTGCCATCTTTTTAATAGCACGAGACTTTCCACCAGGATAACGGAGAGGAGTTTTGAGAGCAGTTTTGGTAATCATCATCGAATGATAGGATATTCTGGTCCTGATGGCATTGGTTGATAGTATCCTCTATCAGGAACAATGATATCAATAGTTTCTTCAAACCATCTATTCATAGATTCTGCCATTGCACGATATGATGTGCCAACATAAATTTGTCCACCTACGACAGCACCTGCCATAGCACCCCAGAACATATAATAAAATCTAGATTTCATTTGTGCTCTGATCTTTTCTCTTTTTCTCATTAATTTAGTCATCGTGATCATCCCATTGATCTGTCAAACCTTTGTTATTAAAAAACGCTCTATAGATTCCAAACCCAGATAGCAATACTAAAATTACTAAAAGAGAAATGCCAAAGGTTACATTAGGATCAGCGTTATAGTGAGGTATGATAGCGTTACATTTAGTCCATGTACCAGGTAGTGTATACACTGGTGGGCATGATAATAAAATGTTCATTTAAAATTACACTCCAACATTATTTGTGTTAAACAAGCAAGAAGATTTACCTCTTGATCTACCACAAAGGCAGATTTGTATTGATACTCAGCAATAATTAAAACTGCTGCAGCAACACTAGGACCATCCATTAGAGAAGATGCACTATCATACAACTTTCTCATAATAGATACAGGATCAGCATCTAGATTAGCATGAACCCACTTCTTAACATCATTGAACTTTTTACTTTTCAATGCTGCAACAAGTGCATCCATATTAGCATCACCTAGTGCTGCTAGAATACCAGTGTCGATTGAACCAGTTGATGAATACTTTTGAAGTTCGTTAAGTGTTCTCCTAAAATCAGGGAAATACTTATTAACAACTTCTGCAACAACCTTATCTGAGAAAGGAACATCTTCAGCAGTTAGAATGCCACGACATCTTTCAAAGAATGCTGCTGCAAGTTCTTGTTTTACCTTTCCTCTAACGTTGAATTCAACAACAGTAGTTCTACTATGTAGAGGTTCAATAATACGATTCTTGAAATTGCAAGTAAATATAAACCTACAATTTTTTTGAAACGTCTCAATGTTTGCTCTCAATAGAAGTTGAACATCAGGAGTAGTATTATCTGCCTCATCAATGATAAGGACTTTGTGCTTACTTGTAGAAGTAAGTGATACTGTAGAAGCAAAATTACTTGCTTGATTTCGTACTGTATCTAGAAATCTACCTTCATCAGATCCATTAATAACATAGAAGTCTGCTCCTAATTCAGTGCATAATGCTTTTGCAATAGTTGTTTTACCAACACCTGCAGTTCCTGAGAGTAGAAGATTTGGTATCTCTCCTTGTTTTACGAAACCTTTAAAAGTTTCTTTCACATCTGATGGAAGAATACAGTGCTCGATTTTCTTCGGTCTGTATTTTTCCACCCATAAAAAATCATTTGACATTAGGTATTAGGTTCTAGTGCAATAAAGTATTTGATCTGATCACCTTCAAAGAGAGCAACATTCTTTTTGCTCACAGTAACATTGTAGTCACCTTTGATTAGTTTTAGATTCTCAACTTTAAAACAGTAACAAAACTCATCATTAGTTTCACCAACATTAACAGAAAAACTATTAGATGTATCGTTCTTCTTATCGGTCAACTGCAATTCCATTTTACCTTTGTATCCTACTAGACATAGATCTGAGAGAGAATAGATACTTGCAACTCTTTGAAGTTTATCTAAGTCATTAGTACGAAGACGAAACTTTACATCTTCAGATGGAAGTGTGATCTCACGCTCTGGTGGTTGAGTAATGATATCTGGATCAGCATAGAAGAATCTAGACTTATAGATTCCAGAACTATCACTTACAGTTACATAATTCTCATTTGATGTGTCAATTTTTGGTGCATCTAAAGTATTCAAACCTCCAATAAAAACACCTAAATCATAGATTGAAATCTGAGAATCAAATTGTTCTTCGACTTCAGCGATAGCAAGAATGTTCTTGTTAAGACTTAGTGTGGAGATTGTGTTACCTGGTTTGATAACAATAGATTTGTTGATGGCACAAAAGTTTTTTAAAACTTCAATAGTTGGTTGTGAAATAACTGTCATCGATCGTAGTCAACTGAAAATGATGTAGGATTGTTTACTGCTGCTTCGTTTGCTTTAGCAGTTTTGTCGTTAAAGTGGAGTAGCAACATTCCATAATGAATGATCTTAATGATGTCTTTCCTTGCTGACCCCTTTCTGTCATAACGTGAAGCATACTTCAGAACATTACTTCTACAGAATGCTTCAGCGTCACCAACAGAATCAATAAGGTCAAGAGTCTGAACGTTACCGACAGAATAATGACCTTTGTATGTGTTGGAGATGTATTCTGAAATCTCCTTGAGGATCTCATCCTCGCTGTACTTTCTCATAATATAGAGAGGGTATTTCTCAACCCTCAGTATACTCTAGTTCTTCCTGTGCGTCAACCTTTGTATAAAGATCGAGGAAGGATTGCTTAGTATCATCATCGAAACGATTGACACAGTTAGTGATTGCACCTAGACGATCACCAAAGATTTGATGTGCATGAACGATGTGAACTAGACGACGAGTTGTAATGACTTCATCAACACCACCGTCAAAGAATGTTTTACGGATAACACCTGCCCACTTGATAAGCATCTCAGTAAACTCTGCATCACATCCTTGGTTCAATAGGATCTTGCTTTCGATAGCAGCAGATGGATACTCTTGCTCAAAAGTGATTGGGAAACGCTCTAGGAATGCTTCATTGAGAACGTTAGTTCCAACAAAACGACCGTCATCGCTGCCTTTACCTTTAGTATTTGCAGTTGCAATAACATTGAATCCTTGAGCAGGTTTTACATAACGACCAATCTTTTTGAGGAATACACCTTTACCTTCTAGAACAGATTGTAGACATAGAATCTTGTTTGATGCAAGATCGATCTCGTCTA